TTCGCGGCCGAAGCCGCTGTACTTGATGATGTAGGGCAGGTCGCCGTAGGGGTTGTCACCCTCGTCGACCAGCTCGTAGTTGACGAAGATGTACCGCTTGCCTTGGACGAACTCCCCGAGATGGTTGACGTAGCTGGCAGTCCACACCTCGTGGACTGGCAGCGACAGGTTGTAGTAGCTGTCGCGCCACTCCTCCACGTCCTTGGCGTAGTAGTTCCGCACCTCGGCCGGGGATGACTGGTAGCGCTCGATGGCCCAGAGCTTCCGCGGGCCAATCGTCGGGTCTTCCATGATGCAGGACGGAGCGAGGCTCCGGCAGAACAGCGGGAAGTTCTCCTTGCGGATGCGATCGATGTCGTCGACGCGCTGCTTTAAAGCGGCGCGCCCCTGCCGCCGGAGTTTCTTCTCGTCTTCCTCGTCGAGCTGGGGCCAGAGCGTCCAGTCCGGCGCCACCTTGAAGGCGGCCTTGCCGGACATGAACAGGTTCTTCAGGAAGTCCCTGATGATGTCGATGTCTGAGCCCTTCTGGCGCCAGTAGCGCCAGACGCCACGAGTAAAACGCCGAATGTTGTCGGCGTCCTTCTCAGCCTTCTCGGTCAGCTTGCGGGGGTGGTAGTAGACATTGATGTCAGACGGCGTCGCATTGTCGACAGCCTCGTCGACAACGGCGCGGGGGGTAGTCGGAATCGTGACCTCGAAGCCCTCGGGGACTTCTAGGAACGAGTCGAGCTGGCCCTCATAGAACATGATGTCTTCATCGAAACCCTCAAACGCGGCGCCATAGATTTCCTCCATGGCGGTAATCAAATCCAGACAGTCGTCGGAGGAGTGCGGAGGGAGCACTAGTTGTTCCTCAAATAGTCGGCAAGGCCGGTAAGTACATCTGCGCTATCGAGCGCATAACCAACAGCAAGATTGCAGCGCCAACAGAGAATGCCGCGGACTCGTCCGCTCCTGTGGTCGTGGTCGATACAAAGGCGCTCGTCGCGAGCCCCGCACGCCATGCATGCGGAAAGCGCCTTGTCCAGCAATGCCTCGTATTCCTCGGGCGTGATTCCGTACCTGCTCTTGTTGTGGGCCAACCGGCGCTGATGCCGCACGCGAGCCCGATGCTTCTCGTTATGCGCGTTGTTGCGCGCGCGACTACATGGCTTGCAGTACGCCTGCAATCCATCAGGTTTAGACTTAGCCTTATTGAATTCGGAAACAGGCTTTACCTCCGAGCATTCGGGGCATCGCTTTTCCGTTCGGTCACGAACCATCTAGCAGCGACCAGTATACCGCGGCAAACGGGGCACTTTTGACATTTATGCTGCGCGGTCGCGCGTTACCACGACACGACCACGAATTGTGCGCTTCTGCATGCGGCTTACGGGCTGGGACTTGTTGACGCGCTCCACCTGACCAAGGTGGTGCAGGAGGCCGTAGCCGAGCGCCTTCACCGAATGGTTCCATTTGTCGATGGGCTTCTCGGACGTAATCTTCCCCTCCCTATCGGTCAAATACTTCCACGGGTGCATCCCGTCGAACACGGGCTCGCCGAGGCCCAGCTCGGCGATGAGGCCCTTGCACTTCGGGTCAACGGTGATGGCGCCAGCCTTGAAACTGGTGCGGACGCGCTCGATGAGCGGGTTCTCCCGCCAGTACCGCATGTTCCACTTCAGGCTGGTCTGCTTCTTCCAGATTTCCAGCGCAGACTCACCAGCATCGCGGTGGCCCTGCCCAGCCACGTCGATGACCCCCTCGCGCACGCGCTTCCACAGCTTGTTCTTCTTGGCGAGCGCGATGATGTCAGGTGTCGTCAGGCCCTGTTCGTAGATTTCATCGAAGATGTGGAACCGGCGGGTCTCAACGCCCGCCTTGTCCTTCACCTTCCAGTGGGCCACCCAGATAACGGCGTACGCCGAGGCGTAGCCCGGGTCTGTCCAGACCTCAATCTCGGCGTCGTCCGGCACCTTCACCTTCTTGATGTGCTCCGCCTTCGCCTCCTTGACCACGCGCGTCCGCGGGGGCCGCGGCTCCGCGAGGATGCGCATGGCGAACACGTCGTCGGTGTAGACGCCCTCGAGCCGCTTGATTTCCGGGTCATCCCGGCCGCCCGGGAAGACGGCGCGGTTGGTGTAGGCGGGCAGGGAGTAGCTCTTGATGCCGAGGTGGTTGGCCCGCTGGCCCATCAGCATCCAGTCCTGATACCACTGCTGGCTGTCTTCCATCGTGCCGGAGTACAGGATGAAGCCGCGGGTGCCGGACACGCGGCCCTGCACGCGCTCGACGCCCTGATAGGCGCAGCGCCCGGCCTCGCAGACGATGGCGAACTCGAGGTTCATAGCGCGCAGGGAGCCCGGGTCTTCGAGCGAGTAGGTCTGGATGACCACACCCTTGTCGGTCACCATCCGCCAAGGCCCCTCTTGGGGCTTGGACGGCCGGTTCACCCCACCGGCAATCATGCCGAGCTGGCGCAGCCAGTCCTCGATGTAGCCGAACTCGATACGCGGTTCGGCGTACGTGGGCCCGAGGAGCAGGACATGGGGAGACCGTGGCTTGTCGAGGTTCTCGTTGAACTTCAGCTTCCCGTTCGCGTCGTAAAACTCGTCGTGCCGCTCCTCCGGCAACCAGATGATGTGCGGGACAGCCTCGGCCGCGACCACGAAGGACTTGCCGCCGCGCTCACCACCACCGACGACCGGGAAGCGGTCGTCGTGCTTGATGACCTCGAGCTGTTCGGGGCTGAAACTGATGCCGAGTGCCGCGAACACTGGTTCGCGCACCTTGTACGGGAGCCTACGCATCGAGTTCTTTCACCTCCCCCTCGACTACGCGCGGGTCTTTCAGCAACCGGCGCTGCATGTTGGAGATGAGGAAGTCCTTCACTTCGGTCATGTCGTTGTTGGTGTCCTTGTTGTTCCACTCACCGCGCTCCTGCGCGATGTGCTGCAACTTCTTCTGGATACTGTCGGCCAGCTTCGCCGCCTTCTCGGCGTCACCAGCGGCGACGGCCGCGTCGAACTGCTTCTCCAGCTCCTGAGCTATCTTTTCCGCCATCTGAAGGCGGGCTTGCCGGTCTAACAAGGACTGTTTCCTGAGGTCGACGAGATGTCGCTCTCGCTCCAACTGGATGGCGGGACGATGACGACCAACCCAGTTGTGCAGGTACCGGCGAGAAAAGACTCGCCAGCCACTTTGAGTCGCGTAACGTACGTAGTTGTCATAGTTTTCACCATTGACAGCAACGTAGTGAATGAGTTCAGCAAGAGCACGGTCATTTAGGAAGGCCCTATTCCTCGGCATCTGGGCGCACGCCGACAATCTCAGGTTCGCCATCGTCGTTCGGTACTTCGACAAAGACCACTTCGGGATGACGGCAGCGGTGGTCGCGAATCATCGCCTGCTGGAAGGCGAATGAGCAGTCGCGACAGTAGTTCTCCGGTTCTTCACCGCGCTCTAGCGCCTTGCGGCGCCAATCATTGAACTTCTTCACGGAAAAAAAACAAGGCGGGCAGGAAGCCATTTAGCTCCTGTCCCGCCTTTGGGTTTACCTGTCCGGGGAATAGTGTAGCACGCGCTAGGCGGCGTCCGCTATCCCAGTTACTTCGTCAAATTCTTCCTCGTCCATTTCCTCGTACTCGTCATTTTCTGGGATGACGAATGGTGCGTTCCACGGCCGCCCCTGAATGACGTTCTGGGTAGCCTGCGAGCGCCCGAGCGGGAAGATGCGCCCGCCGTTGTTGATGGAAACGATGAAGGGAATGCCGCCAAGTTCGCCATGCCGGTTCTTCGTGAAGGTCACCAGCATATTGAGTTGCCCATCGGACTTCACCCGGTCGGTCAATTCCTCCAAGGAAAGACCAACCCACTGTCCAGTTTCGGAATCAGTCCGCACCGGCATCAGGGAAATGGCTGCGTCCACGTCTTGGAACTTCGAAGACGAGCCCTTCATGTCCTCCGGGGACAGGAAGGCCTGCTTGTGCATCTGCTTCTCGCCCTTCGAGATGTGCGAGACGAGGATGATGTGGATGTTCGCTGACTTCGCGATGCCCTTGAGCTGGCGCATGACCTGCGACTGCTGCGCGACCGAGTCGTCCTTGAACTGCGCGGTCGAAACCATGTCGACAAGGTCGATGATGGCGTACTTCACGTCGTGCCACTTCTTGTAGCGGTTCACCATCCCGCGGATGGTGCCGATTTCCAGCTCGCTGGAGTCGCAAATGTGGATGGGGAGCTGGCCCACCTCGCGGATTCCCCTGTCGATGGAGGCGGTGAAGGCGCCCATCTTGCGCTCCCGGCGCAGATGGCGGAAGTTCAGCCCGGTGTGAATCTGGAGAAGGCGCTCCTGCACCTGCAAGAAGGGCATCTCGGTGGTGAACCAGAGCCCGGCATGGCCGTTCTGGGCCAACTTCCACCCGATGTTGGCCACGAACATCGACTTGAACCGGGAGGAGGGGGCGTAGACGATGGTCACGTTGCCCGGCTGGAAGCCGTCAATCATGCGGTCGAACGAATCCCAGCCCGTTTCGATGCCCGTGATGGCATCCGGCGCCTGCTCGTAGCGCTCGATGCGCGCCTTTAAAGCGGCAGTGTCGGACACGGCGACCACGTCCTTGTTCAGCCCGCCGGTCAGCTTGGCCAAGCGCTCCTCAATCTTGGAGCGCGCCTTCTTGATGTCCTTGGGATTGCCGAGCGCCGTCTGCTTTGCCATCTCCGCGAACTCCACAAGATCGCGGAGGGCCTTCTTCTTGGCCACCTCCTCGACCCAGAAGCGGATTTCGTTCGGGTCT